CTGATTCTGAAGTAGAAAAAGAAACTGGAGTAAAAAAGGATGGACAAAGCGAAACTATTGACGAACAAATTGAAGAGCAAGAATAATGGCAACTGCACTATTTATAAAAAGAGCTGACTTAGTTAAGAATACTGCCTTGAGTGGGAATGTAGATACTGATAAATTTATTCAGTTCATTAAACTAGCTCAAGAGATTCATGTTCAAAACTATCTTGGTACAGATTTATACGATAAGATAAGTAGTGATATTATAGCTAGTAGTTTAAGTGGAGACTATTTAGAATTGGTTAATGAGTACATTCAACCTATGTTAATTCACTTTGCGATGGCAGAGTACTTACCTTTTGCTGCTTATACAATAGCAAACGGAGGGGTTTATAAACATAGTTCTGAGAATTCAACTCAACCGCTAAAAGAAGAAATAGATAGCCTTATAGCGAAGGAGAGGGATTATGCCGAATACTATACCAATAGATTTATTGAGTATATGAGTTTTAATGCTGGTAGTAAATTCCCTGAGTATTTTAGTAATAATAATGAGGATATCTATCCAGATAAAGACGCATTATTTCAAGGATGGGTACTATAGAAAGTAAGAAACAATACAAACCTAAGAAAGAGAACATTATTAAATTAAGTAATTACTTAAAAAAGAGAAATGGCAAATTCAATAGATTGGGGAAAAATATATTGTGATATGGAGACTAACGATTCCTTTGGAGTCGATGAGCAGTACACAACATTTTTTATACCTGACTTTTCTGCTCCAACTTGTTGGGGACTTGTTCCAGTAACACCGTTTACAGCAGATATGGTTAGCTATTTTGGAGGTAATATAACAGTAGACACAACAGAGTTTAAAGCAGATAAAACACAATTATAAATAAATAAAATAATATGGCATCACAAAATATAAATGTCGGAACAAATGCGGATGATGGAACTGGTGAATCACTAAGGAGTGCATTTATCGACATCAGAAAAATGTTCGCTGAAGTTTACAACCAAACCTATACTAGCGACACTCAGGATTTAAGTGGGGCAACTTTTGAGATTGATTCTGACCAAATCGTAGATGGAGCTATTGACGAAGTTCATTTAAACGCAACTAATACCCCTTCTGCAAATCAAGTATTGCAATGGGATGGTTCTACAGGATTTACTTGGGTAGACCAATTTGATGGAGATATTACTGGAGTCGCAGCAGGTAGTGGTTTAACTGGTGGTGGAGATGAAGATGATGTTACTTTAAATGTTGGAGCAGGAACTGGTATAACTGTAAACGCAGACGATATTCAAATATCAGATGGTGGAGTGGATACTACACAATTAGCAGATGATGGAGTAACCCACGATAAACTAGAAGATAGATATACTGAATCCAAAACAGATTATGGTTCAATTACCTCAAATACTACTATCGATTGGTCTGTGGCAGCAATCCACGAATTAACTATGGGTGGGGCAGCTACTCTTAATTTCTCTAACTACAAAAAGGGTCAAGCTATAGATTTAATAATTGATGGCGATGAAACCATTACATTTGGAACTACAAGCGGTACTCCTTCGATAAATCAAGTAGGAACATCTACTTATGATGGCACAACAGACAATATCATACAGGTACTTTGTACTGACGATGATGCAACACCAACTTTCCTATACGCAGTAGGAGCATATACATCAGACACTAACCCAGCATAATTATGTACGCAAGACAACAAAACGGAGCAATAAAAAGATATACAGCTATTCCAAAGGCTTGGGGTAATGTAATCGCAGGATTTGATAAATTAACTTCTAGTGAATGGCAAGAAGCAGGGTTCTACGATGTAGTAACACCTGATTACGATTCAGCAATTCAAAAGTTAGGAGACCTTGAGTGGGATAGTGATAGTAGTACTTTCACTTACCCTGTAATTAATAAGACTTGGACACAAACAGTAGCTGAACTTAAAGAGTCAAAGATTGCAAACTTAAAATCTATATACAATAGAAAATTAGCAGAAACAGATTGGTACATTATTAGAGCATCAGAAGGTGGCACAGCTACACCTCAATCTATTTTAGACGATAGAGCAGCTTTAAGAACTGAATGTGGAACTAAAGAAGCGGAGATTAATGCACTTACAACTAAAGCAGCGATAGCTTCTTATTCTTTACCAAATCTTGACTAATGGGATTTAATAAAAAGTTTTTTACAACAGGAGGTATAGTAGCCTCAAGTCCTGCAGCAGTTCCAACTAATACAGATAATTTTCAACCCGTTTTATATACGGGAAACGGAGGTACTCAGTCAATCACATCGCTTGATTTCCAACCTGATTTGGTTTGGCTCAAGTCAAGGGAAACGACAAGAAATCATATGCTTTCAACTTCTGTTCAGCAGCAATATAATTATATAAGTAGTAACTTGACAAACGCAGAGGCAACTTCATCTGCAAGGATTACAAGTCTTGATTCAAATGGGTTCACAATCGGTACTTCTGCAAATGTTAACGCAACTGATGTAGATTATGTCGCTTGGTGTTGGAAAGCAGGGGGAGCAGCAGTAAGTGGTACAGGAACAGGCGGGGTAACAAGTGTTAATCAAAGTGCAAACACAGATGCAGGATTTTCTATTGTAGAATTTTCTACTCCTGCAAGTGGAAACGGTACTGCTACTCACGGATTAAACGAAACACCTGAATTTATAATTTATAAAAGAACTTCAAATACGGGTCAATGGACAATATATCATTCTGCCACAGGAGTTGATAAATTTTTATTTTTTACTTCAATAGAGGCTGCAACTGATACAGGAGTATGGTCTACTCCAAGTTTAACAACAGTACCTGTAAATGTAGGTAAAAATGTTTCTGCAAATTCAGACTATATCGCCTACTGCTTCCATTCAGTAGATGGTTATCAGAGGGTAGGCAGCTATACAGGAGATTCAAGCACAAATAGAATAATTTATACTACTGATGACGGAACTTCTACAGGTAACGGTGGATTTCAACCAAGATGGGTAATGATAAAAGCTTATGAATCATCTTTCACAGGGACAAATTGGAGAATATATGATATTTTAAGAGGGGATGATTTATATTTAAGGGCAAATGGGGATAATACAGAAACTTCTCAAAGCAGTTTTGAATTTGATTCATCTGTAACAAATGGTTTTAGAATTACAGATAATAGAGGTGATTTAAATGAAAGCGGAGATAAATTTTTATTTTTAGCAATAGCATAAAATGGAACAATTGAAGATATACGGATTCAACGCAATAGCATTAGCAATATCAATAACAGAGATTAATCCTTATCTTCAGACAATATCTTTATTATTGGCAATAGGGTACACAATTATACAAATAACAAAGAAACTAAATGGCAAAAATTGATATAGACGGAGACGGAAAAGCTGATGTTTCAATTAGCATCACACAGATTATAACTATAGCTGCTATGTTTGCTTCTATTATAGGTTCTTATTATACTTTAAGTGCCAAAATAGAAACTAATGCTGCCGATGTTAAAAAGCTAAAGTATAACGAAAAGGAATATACTTGGAAAAACCAAAGAGCATTAGAGGAAGAGGTTAAGGAGATGCGTATTGAGATGCGTGATTTTATGAAAGACCTTGAGTGGATACAAAAAGAAAAAAGAAGATAAAATGAACACACTAATTATTATTATTACTATTTTAATGTTTGCCACAGCTATTATGATGGGGTTAACTCTTTACGGATTATTTACTGATAAAGACAAGGATGGTATTCCTGATGCTTTAGAGGATAAATTTAAAGAACTAAAAGAAGAGATTAGTAAGTTAAAAAAATGAAGTACTTTACTTTAGATGAGTTTGACTGTCCGAGCCACGAAGGTAGTGGTGTTAATATGGATAGTAGCTTCCTTGCTAAACTTGAAGAGGCAAGAGAGATTGCAGGTGTACCATTTAAAATCACTTCAGGCTACAGAACTAAAGAACATAACACCTACGTTGGTGGAGTACCAAATTCCTCACACCTTATTGGAGTCGCAGCAGATATTGCAGTCGGTAGTGGTAACGAAAGATACATTATACTATCTGCCCTTATTAAAGCAGGATTCCGTAGGATTGGAGTTGCAAAGACCTTTATCCACTGTGATACCGATGACTCTAAGCCTAACAGCGTTTGGACTTACTAATACTGTTGGTAATACACTATGTCTGACAGAAAGAAGTTTAAAGATACCCAAGTAGGACAGTTCCTATTAAACAAAATACCTAATGTAGTAGAAGCTGTTGCAGGAGATACATTAGCAGGAAACGTTATACAAGCTATTATAGGGGGTTCTGATATGACGGAAGAGGATAAGTCCGTAGCCTTAAAGAAACTTGAATTAGAGAGAGCAGAGATAGATGGAGTAACTCGTAGATGGGTTGCAGATGCTCGTTCAGGTAGTTGGTTAGCAAGTAATGTTAGACCATTAACTTTAGCATTCTTTTCTATAGCTTATGTTGTAGGTTGGTTTTACGGTTTAGAATTAACTTCAATAACTGGTTTATTATCAGTTGTAATTGGAGGATACTTTGGTTCAAGGGGTGTTGAGAAGGTTTTTGGTAATAAGCTCCATAAGTAGTAGCAAAAAATATATATTTGTATAAATAAGTAATAACCTTTAATTTTATAATATGGAAGAAGATTTGACTATTCGTAAATTGGCAAACAAAATTGCTACTGATTTTGCTCTAAGTGTTAAGGAGCGTACTGATATGATACTAGAATTAGATGCAATACAATATACGAATCTTGGTATAGACTCTACTAAAGCTGAGAAAAAAAAAGTCAAGTCGGATAGCAAACACCTGTACCGCCAAATAAAAGGCTTTAACGAACACGATGGAAACTTATTGCTAAACCATTTAGATAGTTAAATGTGAATTCAATAGGGTATTATTTGGAAATGTGAATTTAATAGGTGTATATTTGTAGTAAGAGTTTAATTCCCTGTATAATTCTTGTTTATCTTTGTTTAGAACTAGGAGTAGCTGAAAAGTTGCTCCTTTTTCTTCTACATATTTTGTCAGTTGGAAAACATTATATATATTTGTCGATATGAAAACAATCAATGATAAACTGGTGGACATTCAGGGGAGGCTGAAAGCACCGAAGAATCAAAGGAATAGTTTCGGTAATTACAACTATAGGAGTTGTGAGGACATTTTAGAAGCTATAAAACCATTACTTACAGAACACAAGCTAGTAGTAAATTTAACTGATGAGGTTATGGAGCTAGGAGGTTTACTATTTGTTCAGGCAACTGCTGTAATTAGTGATGGGGATAAGTCTATTGCTGTTAAGGCACAGGCTGGAATTAACCCTAATAAAAAGGGTATGGATATAGCACAATCGTTTGGAGCATCTAGTAGTTATGCTAGAAAGTATGCTTTAAATGGGTTGTTCCTTATTGACGATAATAAAGATGCCGATGCTACGAATGACCATAAAGGTGATAGCAACAACAAGGCTTGGTTAAACAAGGGTACTCCCCAGTTTACTAATGCTAAGAAGGCAATCAAGAGTGGACAGTTTTCTCTCGCTAATATTAGAGAGAAGTATAATGTCAGTAAAGAAGTAGCAGAATTGCTGCAAAGTTAATTGTTTAATTTTTATTTATTTATTATGAGTAACGAGAAAAAAAGAGAGTATGTTGGAAAAGGTGTTAAGGCAGGTCAATTCGACCTAATTAACATCTCTATTGCTAAAAGTAAGCTAGAACCCCATTGGTATGAGTATAATGGGGAACATTACATTAAGCTAACTGTTGGTGGGCTTAGAGAAACTGACCAGTATGGTAAAACCCATAGTGTTTGGATTAACGACTACAAGCCAGACAACAACAATAACAATAGTAGCAACAATGCTCCTAAGCAAACAGCAACCGATAGAGGTAGCGATTTGCCGTTTTAATTTAACTAGGAGGTGGAGATTGTATCAAAGCCTCCTTTTTTTTAACTAGATAAACAGATAATTATGGGACAATTTGTAAAAATAAATTTCGATAATATGGAAAACTACGGCTTAAATAATAGCGAAGGTATAGTACTAGAGTATATTGATTCATTATGTAAAAACGGTAATAGGGAATACTGTTTTGCTAGTAATAAAACAATATCTAAAACCACTAAGATAAGTGAGAGAACTCTCTATAGAATACTATCTAAATTAGAGTCTAAAGGTCTTATTAAGAGAAAGACTAAATCTATTGGCAAAGAAGGTAAAGAACGTAGAATCTTTAGCAACCTTCCAAGTGCCAAAGTGGCAGATATATATAGATAGTATTAACTATGTTATATAGATAGTACTAAGTATATAAATAAATAATACTAAGTATAATACAAAGATGATACAAGAATTTACAAATCTAGGGATTCAACTCAGGGGTAATTCACCTCAACAAAAAACTAAGTGTCCAAAATGTTCTCCAACTAGGAAGAACAAGTTAGATACTTCACTATCCGTTAATCTAAAGGATGGGGTTTTTAAGTGCCACCATTGTAATTGGCAAGGAAGAGTTGGTTCACTAACTAACAACAATTATATGGAGAACAAAGTTTATTCTTTGCCTAGTCAAAATGTGCTTAAACCACTTTCTGGTAAAGGGAAGCAATTCTTAAATTCAAGGGGTATAACAGATGAAGTTATATCTCAGAATAATATTCAAAGCTCTAGTGATGGTAGTAAAATAGTTTTCCCATACTATAGAGATGGAAAGTTAACTAACTATAAAACACGAGGTATTGATGGTAAGCAATTTACTCAGGCAAAAGATGCAGAGCCTATTGTATATAACTACGATAGTCTAGTTGGCAGTCAAGATATTGTTATAAGCGAAGGTGAAATAGATTCATTGAGCTGGGCAGTAGCTGGTGTTAAAACCCATACCTCTGTTAATATGGGTGCGCCTAACGTTCAAGACAAGAACATAGACAAGAAACTACAATGTATAGATAACTGTTATAGTGTGTTTGAAGATGCCAAAACAGTATATGTATCTGTAGATAACGATGATAACGGCAGATACTTACAAAAGGAGCTTATTAGACGTATTGGAGTAGAAAAGTGTAAAATAGTCGATTTAAGCCCTTTTAAGGATGCTAATGAGGTATTAGTCCACGAAGGTGTAGAGAGTCTCGTAGAACGTCTTAAAAACGCTTTACAGCCTAAAATAGAAGGTGTCTTTGAGGTTAATGATATAAGGGACAGTTTAATAGATGGGTTTTATAATGGGGTTGAAAGAGGTACAACTACTTATATTCCTAGTATTGACAATGCTTGGACTTGGAGAATGGGAGAGGTTAATATTTGGACTGGGTATCAGAATGAGGGGAAGTCTTTGTTTCTGAATCAACTTTGCTGTTTAAAGTCGGCAATGGAAGGTTGGAAGTTTGCTTTCTTTACCCCAGAGAATATGCCAATGAATGATTTCTATAATGATATTGCTGAGATGTATATTGGTAAAAGTAGCGACCCTTACCATAAGAATTCCCAGATGGTAATAGAGGAATACAAAGAAGCACTTGACTTTATACAAGACCATTTCTACGTTATATATCCTAATAAGAACTTTCTATTGGAAACTGTATTAGCTAAGGCAAAATTATTAGTTAGACAGAAAGGTGTAAGGAGTTTGGTAATTGACCCCTACAATACTATCCAACATAAAATGAGAATAGGTGAGAGGGAAGATTTATATATCAGTAGGTTTATGAGTGAATTGAAAAGATTTGCAGTTGATAATGATGTGGCAATCCATTTGGTAGCCCATCAATTAACACCTCGTAAAGGAGACGATGGTAGATATCCTAAGCCAGATATAAATATGATAAAAGGTGGTGGAACGTTTGCTGATAAGGCTGATAACGTTATGTTTGTTTGGCGACCTAATAGGGCAATCGATTTCTCAGATAAATTTGTTACCTTTGGTTCACAGAAGATTAAGAAACAAAAGTTAGTAGGAATTCCACAGGAAGTTGAACTCATTGAATTTAACATAAAGGAGCAACGTTATTACTTTAATAATGAAACCCCTTTTACTAAAGTAGATGAGAAAAGAAGAAAAGAACGAAAAGTCCCTATCATTACCCCTGTATATAACCAATAGGAGTAAACGTAGAAGATGGCTCACTATGAATAATTATAGAAATTGGCACTATCAAGTTAGTAACGATATTAAGCGTAGGTTTAAATCAGAGATTACTCCTTTGCTAGATTTTAGATTTGCAGGTAAGATTAAGATTGAGTATTTTTATTTTGCCCCTGATAAACGAACTAGAGATTTAATGAATGTGATATCGGTTGTAGATAAGTTTTTTCAGGATGCGATGGTTGAGAATGGTTGTATTGAATCAGATGATTTGTCAACTGTGGTAGAAGTTAATTCTTGTTATATGGGGATAGATAGGGAACAGCCTCGATTAGATGTAATGATAACTAAATTATAAATTATGTATGTACAGTTTTTTCCTGTTTATGGGTTGATGGTTGGTTTCAATTATTGGAACACAACAATGGATGAGTTTGATGACCCTGAATCTGATGAGGAAGTCGAACATTTATTTCAATTCGTTCTTGGCATTATAGGAATATCAATCCATGTATGGAAGAGCAGGTAATAAAAATATTAGGTGATAAACACCAAGATTGGTTTTATATGGCTAAGTCGTTTGGAGTTAGTGATGAAGATGCCAATGAATTAGTGCAACAAATGTACATAAGGATATGTGGGTATGTGAAGGATGTGAGTAAGATTATGTACAATGAGGAAGAGGTAAATACTTATTACGTTTATGTAACGTTGCGTAATTTGTATTTATCTAACTTCCATAAGGCAGGTAATAAAACTATCTATATAGATGACTTGTCTAAAGATGTAAATGAGATGTATTCAGCTAGTAGGAGTGTTAATGACGAAAAAGAGCATTTCGATAGAGTAATAGATAAGATTGAATCTATTGTAGATAAATGGTATTGGTATGATAAGAAGGTATTCAATATCCATTTTTACGATAAGATGTCAATGAGAAAGATAGCTAGGGAAACTAAAATAAGTTTAAGTTCAATATTCAATACTTTAAGTAATGGCAAAAAGAAAATCAAGGAAGGTGCAATCCAAGAGTACAAAAAGTACCGAGACTCAAAAGACTAAAGCAACTGGGATTGGTGATACTGTTGAAGCTGTATTCGAAGCTACTGGTATTAGCAAGGTAGCTAAGTTTGTGTTAGGTGAGGACTGTGGATGTAGTGATAGGCGTGAGGTTCTCAATAAGATGTTTCCTTACCAGAAGCCTAACTGTTTAACTGAGGATGAGTATAAGTATTTAACCGATTACTTTTCCAATAGAGTAAGTAAGGTCTCAGGTAAAAAACAAGAAGAGCTAGTAGCTATATATAATAGAGTCTTTAATGATAAGGCAAAAACAACTGGGTGTAGCAGTTGCTTTCTAAACAATGTCCATAAAAAACTAGAACGAGTATATAAAGAATATGAAGAGCCTAATACGAAATAGTAAGCAAGTTAGTCAGTCTATAGACTTTACTGGGGTTGAGAATAACAAAATCCACCCTACTGATATTGACTTTGTGTTAGAGTTTGATAATGAGATATTAATTCTAGGGGAGGTTAAAAAGAAAGGCAATAAGTTGCCGATAGGTCAAAGGCTAGTGTTGGAACGTATGGTTGATAGGTGGGGTAGTAAGGGAATTGCCTTAAAAGTAATCCACTCCCATCGAGATGACAATACTGATATACCTCTTAAAGATTGTTTTGTAGAAGCATACTATCTTGAGGGAAACTGGAAGTTACTAGATAATCCGTATAGTTTAATAGACTTTGTAAATGGATTAGGAAACAAATGGAATAACAATAAATGTAGATTTTAATGAGTGATAGTTTAAGAAAGTGGGTAGAGATGCAGGAAGATGGATGGACTGCCGATTCAACAGGATATAATCATTTACCTAAAGACCCAATAGTAGAAAGCGTAATTCAAAATATGAGAGCCAGAAGTAGAGATGGGATTACAAAATATGGGACTACTCTTTATGATTCTCCAGATGGATTCTACAAATTCCTTAACCATCTACAAGAGGAGCTTATGGATGCTACCTTGTATATAGAAAAACTGAAACAACAGAAATGAAAGAGGTAAAACTAATTAAGATGCAGAATGACCTAAAGCTAACACAAAAGGCATTAGCAGTTGCATTATATAGAATAGAGAAAATAGAAGAACAATTAAAACCAAAAGAAGATGCCACTATTAAAACCGAAGAAGTACGAGACAAATAAAGATTTTATCCGTAGATGTATGGGGAATGCTAAGATGGGAGAAGAGTATTCCGATAGAGAACAACGCTACGCAGTTTGTCAAACAATTTGGAAGGATAACTTCACTCCAAAAAAATAATTAGAGTTATTCTAGTTTATTAACATTTTATTATATACATTTGTTTTAAACAATAGATATATAGTATGAAGGTAATTAAGCTACTATTTAGGTTTCCCCAACTTATCCTTGTTTTTTTCCTACTTGGATTACTTTTCTTATTTGAAAGTATTGTTACGGTATTAACCAGTCCATTTCTATTTGTATTACAAGGAATCGAATGGGCAATTAAACAATTATTAACACTGATAAATTACAATTATGGGGAAAACAAAAGAAATGTTTGAGAAACTAAACCACGAAGATTCAGCAGTAGAATTCTACAGCAGACTAACTCTACTAAAGGAGATGCAAGAAGAACTTGTAGACCCTAAAGTACCAGAGACAGTAAAACGTATAATCATTAAAACTATCTTGGCATAATGGAAAATACAATAACAACATTAGATGGGGTATTTTGGGATAAGCAAGAAATACTATCCCAGATGGCAGACGATAAGTTTTACTACAATTATCTTGGGCAAAATGCTTTATCTAGTTCAGCTTGTAAAAAGCTACTTGAATCGCCACTTGCCTATAAAAATAGTTTAGGTGGGAATTCTAGTAATAACAATCAAGCTCTAAGAGATGGATGGCTATTCCATTGTAAGATATTAGAACCTGAGAAATATAACGAATTGCATTTTGTAGATGTACAAAGCAAAAACTCTAAGGCTTATAAGTTAGCTGTTGAGGAATATGGTCAGGCATTTACTGAAAAAGAGAAATACAACGCTGAACAGATGGCGAGTGTTTTCCTTAGCAATTCAAAGACAGCTCACTATCTTAGTGGAACTCGTAGCGAAGTACCTGCTGTAGGTGAGATTGATGGGTTGCCATTTAGAGCTAAGGCTGATATACTAGGAGGTAGTTTTATTGTAGATTTAAAGACTACTGGGAAGGGAGGTCTCCAGAAATTTAAGTGGAGTGCTGATAATTTCGGTTACGATGTTCAATGTTATATTTACTGTGAGTTGTTTGATATAAGTTATAAGGACTTCTTATTTGCCGTAATTGAAAAGGAAACCCATTTAATGGGGTTGTTTGAATGTAGTAAGGAATTCTATGAGAGGGGTCGTTATAAGACTGAGGAAGCAATTCAAATATATAGAGACTTCTTCCTAGAGAAGAAAAAACCAGTAGAAGAATTTTATTTATATGACGTACTCTAGTAAAGAAGAATGTTATACGGATGTTTATACCTCTTTGTCTTTAGGCATATTAGATGAGTATGAAATCAGACATCTATTAGAATACTACAAGGATATGGAACACTATGAATGTTGTCAGGGTATTGTAGAAGCATACGCTGACTTTAAAGGTAAAAAACAAATACAATGATTGATATAGTAGAAAAGAGAAAGGGATTTAAACAGTTAGCTAAAGCTATAGTTTCTGAATATTATAATTTAGATATTAGTAAACCAACTAGGCTAAGAGAATATGTAATTGCAAGGATGATGTTCTATAAATTACTTAGGGCAAATACCAATATGACTTATCAAGAGATAGCAGATACTTTTGATAAAAACCATGCAACTGTACTCCATTCTGTAAAGAATTTAGATGGGATTATGGAATATGATTATTCTATAAGGTCTGATTACTTATCAGTAAATAGTAAGTTTAATGAGGCATTGGACAGAATATACAATGGGAACTTAGAGGATTTGCAGGAAGCTAAGGAACAGTCTGATGAATACTATATGTTGCTTAATGATTTAAATAAACTTAAGCAAAGATACGAGGCATTGGCTAAAATCCACAGAGACCTTGTTGAATCAAATAGCTTACTGAATGATAAGTATAAGAAGTTAAAGAATAAACACGAGGAGAGAGAAGTTTATTACAGAGACAATGGATTTATAATTAAGTAATATGGAAGAAGAGAAAGATAAACCAAAGAAAGTAGATGGCAGGAGAAACAATGGGGCTGTCAAAGGTGTTTATAGAGGGCAAGGGAGACCTCCTAAGATTAAAGAGAAAGAGACAAATGCTTTAACCCTCAAGGCACTAAAGAAAGCGTTTGGTAGTGAGGAAAAGGCTTGGATTCATATTGCCAAGAAAGCCTCTGAAGGGAACTTCAACTACACTAAGATGTTGTGGGAATATCGTTATGGTAAGCCTAAAGAACAACAAGATATAAATGTAAATACTAATGTGAATATCCCAGTTGTGGATTTCGCTAAACCTAAAACAATAGATGTTGACCACCAAGAAATCAAAAAAGGAACTCAGGATAAATGATAGTAGTAAATTCCCAGATGACTTTTGGAATTACTTTGTCAATCCAATATTAGGATACTATTACAATCATGAAGTAAATAAAAATAAAGTTGACCGATAGTAATTATATAGGATGTTATGGTGAAACCTTGTTCTTTGCAGAATGTATAAAGAGAGGGTTTTCGGTTAGTAAGCCATTATTGGATTCAAGTCCCTATGATTGCATAGTCGATACCCATAGCAAATTATATAAGGTACAAATAAAGTCAACTGGTAAAGCCCCAGCAGAGGGAGAAAGTAATATCAAAACTCCTATTCAAAATAACAAACAAGAGTATCTAACATCTTTAGTAGATTACTTCGCAGTTTATTCTACTTATTACAATGGGTTCTTTATATTTAAGAATACTGGAGATTTACAGTCTATTCGGTTTAGTCTTAGTGGCAAATGGAAGGATTGTTTTAACAATTATAAATTCGATAACAATGAGCAGGAAAGGTAAATTATCAAGAATAGCTAGAAGGAGAAAGTGGAGGGGTAATTCAAAGGAAGAGTTAAAAAGAAATAAAACAATAGAAGATATATACAATAGTAAAAGATAATGGAAGTAGAGAAAGAAGGAGTATTATTCC